AAAAGTTATTCTATGCAGACGCAATCGGTTTAACTTGGGAGGAAATGAAAGACAAATTTTTAGCAGACGTAGGTAGATAAAATAACATATGTATCAAAACATTTATTACGAGAGACAAAAGAACTTAATGCATCTTTGGGATGACAAAAACGGGTATCAAACAATGCCATACCGAAAGTATGCATATAAGAAAGACCCACATGGACAACATCTTTCAATGAATGGTGAAAAACTAAGTCGTATTTCAAAGTGGGAAAAGGATGAAGCTGATGACTTATTTGAAAGCGATGTTCCAGAAACTACAAGAGTATTGGTAGATATTTACGATAGTGATATCCCTTCATCAGGCCATAGAGTATTGACTTTTGACATTGAGGTTGAAATGATTACCGGACTACCAAACACACGAGAAGCACAAAACGAATTGACAGCAATTGCTGCACATGATGGAGCAACAAAGCTTTATGATGTATTCGTATTAGATAAAGACAAAACAGTAAAAAATAATGCAAAAACATTTAGCAAAGATGGGAGAGAGGTTAGCCTTCACGTTTTCGATAACGAGAAAAATCTCTTACTTGCTTTCCTTAATTATTACGAGGAAATTGACCCAACTATTCTTACGGGATGGAACATAGATTTCTTTGATATTCCATACCTTTACAATCGTATTAAAAATGTATGTGGTGAAGGACATGCAAAAAGACTTTCTAGAATAGGACAATGTTTCTATTCACCTTATAGAGAGAAGTGGACATTTGGTGGAGTATCTATTTTGGATTATATCAGTCTATACAAACAATACAACTTTGGATTGGAGTCAGCATATACTTTAAACCACATCGCAACAAAAGAATTAGGTAGAGGTAAGGTTGAGTATGAAGGAAGTTTGGATGACTTATTTGTAAACGATTTAGAAAAGTTTATTGAGTATAACATTGTCGATGTAGACTTAGTAGTAGCAATGGATGAGAAGTTAAAGTTTATAGATTTATGTCGAGCTATATGCCACGCCGGTTATGTTCCTTACGAAGATTATATGTTTTCGTCAAAATGGTTGGAAGGTGCTTGTTTAGCATACCTTAAAACTAAAAATATGGTTGCAACAAACAAACCTGCGGATAGGAGAGAAAGGATGCAGGCGTTGAGAGATAACGACCAAGAGAAGTTTATTGGAGCATATGTAAAAGAACCTATCGTTGGAAAGTATGATTGGATATATGATTTGGATTTAACATCTCTATACCCATCAATCATTATGACATTAAATATTAGTCCTGAAACAAAGATTGGTAAGATTTCAAATTGGGATGCAGAACAATATATCAAAGGTGAAGAGGTTATATATAAGTTGAAGGGTAAGGATGGTGATGAGTATGAATATAACCGTCAGGAATTGGCAGATGTTATCAAAGATAGTCAATTGGGTGTAGCAGCTAATGGAGTTCTTTATATGCAAGATAAACCAGGTTTAATTGCGGACATTCTAAATACATGGTTTAACAAAAGGGTTGAATATCGTAAATTAGAAAAGAAATATGGTGAGGAAAAAAATACTGAATTATATGAGTTCTATGGTAAGAGACAACACGTCCAAAAAATCCTTTTGAACTCAATGTATGGTGTATTAGGTTTACCAGCATTCCGTTTCTATGATGTGGATAATGCAGAAGCAGTGACACTAACAGGACAAGTCGTAATTAAAAAGACGGCTGAAATGGCAAATAGAAAATATTGGAAAGAATTGGGAACAACCGATGACTATAATGTTTATATTGATACTGACTCAATTTATATGATGGCAGAACCTTTGGTAAAACATAGATACCCAGACTATAAGACATTTGATGAAAAGAGAATGGCAGTTGAGGTGGACAATATTGCAACCGAAACACAAACATTCTTAAACTCATTCTACGACTTATTGGCAGAGAGATTTTTCTTTATTCCAAAGGACAAACATAGATTTGAGATTAAAAAGGAATATATCAGTAAAGCAGGATTTTGGGTAGCAAAGAAAAGATATGCACAATGGATGATTTTGAAAAACGGAATACCTTGTGACAAATTAGATGTGAAAGGATTGGATGTAGTTAGAAGTTCATTCCCTAAAGCATTCCAAAAGTTTATGTCTACAATGTTGAAAGATATTCTAATGGGTAAAGACCATGAATATATAGATGATACTCTATTGACATTTAAGAAAAGTTTACCAACACTACCTGTAAATACAATCGCAAAAGGTGGAGCATTAAAGGAATTGAGTAAATATGATAAGGGAAATTGGAAATCAGGTGACGCAGTAGCAAACTTTGAGAAAGGAACACCTGCACACGTTAAAGCCGGAATAACATACAATAGATTATTAAAATTCTTCAATTGTCCATATAAGCATGAACCAATTAGAGATGGTGATAAAGTAAAGTGGGTATATCTTAAAGACAACCCATTAGGATTAGAAACGGTTGCATTCAAAGATTATAACGACCCAAAGGAAATTATGGATTTTGTGGAAACCTATGTGGATAGAAACAAAATATTTGAAGCAGAATTGGAAAACAAATTAGATGACTTTTATAACGCATTAAAGTGGGATAAAGTCACCGCAGACACAAAAACAGCAAAAAAGTTTTTTGCATTTTAATTATGGAAAGTTTAAAATTTTGGAAACCTGAAACATTTGACATAGCTAGTTTTAAATGGCATTTAAAGGAACGTGTAAATAAAGAAATATTAGGAAATGGTTCCGATATAGGAAGTTGTTATTACACTTTTAATGAATTAGGATTTAGAGGAGACTCACCAAAAAAGAAAGGAACTAGAGTGATGTCCGTTGGGTGTTCACATACCGAAGGGATTGGTGTACATAATCATCAAACCTGGTCACATTTTTTGACCAGAAGTATGAAATCTGCCGTTGATTTAAATTTAGGAATAAATGGTAGAAGTAATGATTATATAACCAGAGCTGTGTTGACTTGGGTTGACTATTTGAATCCTGATATAATATTAGTGATGTATACATATCCACACAAACGTGAATATTATAGAGAAGATTCAAAAATAGAACCATATCATCCAAAACCTTGGGGATATTTTAATGATGATTTAGAAGGAAGACTTAGGTGGTCTAATATGTTAAATGCATCTACAATTGAAGAGGATTATATAAATTGGTATAAAAACCATTTATTGATTACAAACTACTTAAAAGTAAAAGAAATACCATTTATTTGGAATGGAACATTCTTACAAAATGACTATGTTGATGAAAATAGATTTGATGGTGATTATCCATATTTCGAAGAAAAAAATCAATATGCAACTGCACAACAAAATGAGATATATTCCAAAAAACTTTTAAATCATATCAAACAAAATTTTGAAATCTAAAAAATTAATCGTATATTAGTAAAACAAACAATAAAACATGAACAAAAACAATTTATTAAAATTTATTCAAAAGTATTCACTAGGTGGACTTATTGAATCGGTAGCGTGGAACGCAGAAGGAACAAAGTTATCAGTTAGATTTATTTCAGATGACAAAACATTATTAGGTGAAGTAGAATACAATGCGTATACATCTACTCCAATGAGTGTTGGTATTTATACAACATCATTATTGAAAAATATGATTGGTGTATTAGACAACGACTTAACATTAAAAGTTGATAAAGCGGGTGATAAATCAGTATCATTAAAATTATCATCTGATGAAACGGAAACATCTTATCAATTAGCAGACTTGGGAGTTATTCCTCCGGTTCCAGATTTGAAAGCAATGCCTGATTTTGGTATTTCAATTGAAATGGCATCTAATATGATTGACAAATTTATCAAAGCAAAAGGTGCATTGAGTGATGTAGATACTTTCACAATCTTTACCGAAGGCGGTGATTTAAAGATGGCAATTGGTTATTCTTCTATCTCTACAAACCGAGTTACATTTACTGCACAAAAAGATTACGCAGAAACAGTAAAACCAATTTCTTTCTCAGCAAAATATTTGAAAGAAATCTTAACAGCAAACAAAGAAGCAACATCGGCAAAATTAAAAGTTTCAACTGATGGTCTATCAAATGTTGAATTCCAAATTGATGATTTTGTATGTAAATATTATTTAGTAGAAATTTCAAATTAATAAAAATGACTGAACAATTAGAATTATTCCCACAAGAGGAATTACAACAACAAGACGCGGGTAGTATTAATGTACCTGAAGCACAATCAATTGCAGATGCAGAATGGTGTTTTCAATTTTTTAACAATGAACCAATTGTATTTGCATGGTCAAATGAAGGTGAAGAACCTGCTCCTTTGGTTTTACAATTACAACCAACAGAAGGTGAGGGATTGAATTTTCAACAAAACGGAATGACTTTTAGAGTATTCCCAAGAGAAATTAGTGAAGAAACAAAACAACAAAGAGCAGAACAAAATGCAAGTAAAAATAAAGAAGCTTAGTCCAGAAGCATTAATACCAAGTTATGCAAAAAATGGTGATGCCGGTATGGATGTGATTGCAACAAAAGTAATAAATGAAAACTTAGGTTCTATTACATATGGAACCGATATTGCAATGGAAATACCTAAAGGATTTGTAGGATTGATTTTTCCTCGCTCATCTATCAGAAAAACAAACTTACAATTGAGTAATTCGGTTGGGGTAGTTGATAGTGGATATAGAGGTGAAATTCAAGCAACATTCAATAAAATACAAGGAATTGATAATATTGAAAGAGATAGTTATAAAGTTGGTGATAGAATTTGTCAAATTATCATTATACCATACCCACCTATTGAATTTAAAGAAGTAGATGAATTAACAAACACCGAAAGAGGCGAAGGCGGATTCGGTTCAACTGGAAAATAATATGAGTTTTTTTGCAAACGAAAACAATAAAAAAGAACATAGCTTGTGGGTGGAGAAATACCGCCCACAAACTCTTGCTGATTATGTCGGCAATGAGACTATAAAAGAAACAATCCAACAATATTTGGATGCAAACGATATACCACATTTATTGTTATACGGAAAAGCAGGTACTGGTAAAACCACACTTGCTAAACTAATCGTAAACACAATCAAATGTGACTTTATGATTATCAACGCATCGGATGAAAATAATGTGGATACAGTAAGAACAAAAGTAAAGAACTTCGCATCATCGGTTGGGTTTGCAGGTTTCAAAGTAATCATCTTAGATGAGTTTGATTATATGACACCTGGAGCACAAGCTATTTTGAGAAACTTAATGGAAACATTCAGTAAGCATTGTCGTTTCATCTTAACTTGTAATTACATTGAGAAAATCATTGACCCTATTCAAAGTAGATGTCAGTCTTTCGCAATCACACCTCCGACTAAAAAGGATGTAGCAATTCAGGTAGCAAAGATATTAGATGCTGAAAAGATTAAGTATGAACCAAAGAATATGGCTGATGTGATTAATTCATATTATCCAGACATTAGAAGAATACTTAATACTTGTCAATTACAATCTGCAAAGGGAGAATTAAAAGTAGACCATAGAGTAATGGTTGAAGCAAACTTTGCAACTAAACTTATTGAATTGTTAAAGGAATCCGATGACAAACGAAATATGTTTATGAAAATTAGACAGGCAGTAGCAGACAACAAACTAAACGACTACTCAGAAATGTATACAATGTTATACGACAAAGTTGATGAATATGCAACAGGAAATGTAGCAAATGTAATTTTAACAATTGCAGATGGACTTTCAAAGGATGCATTAGTAGTAGATAAAGAAATCGTATTTATGTCTACAATTATACAAATATTAAACATTATAAAATAAAAAATTATGCAAGAGCAAATGAACCAATTACCACCGAATTTTAACTTAAACGATGCAAGAGATATGGATTGTGAATGTGGTGGAAAAATATTTTTACCAGGTTACAGATTCAAAAAAATTAGTAGATTATTAACAGGTGCTCCAAAGGATTCGGTTATGCCGATTGAATTGTATGTATGTGCAACTTGCGGTAAACCTTTAAATGAGTTATTACCACAAGAACTACAAGAAACAAAAATCTTAGAATAATGGCACAAAAGTTATTTGACCATATTAATGCAATAACTACCATACAAGACCCAAAGTATTTTGATAAACTTGGTGATGATGATTTGAAAACTTGGAGTAATTTTATGATAAATAGATTTCTATCAATGAAGCCTGAATGGGTTGAATTGGTAGCATCTCTATTGCCTTTAACACAAACTTTACAACCAAAAGAAATGTATAAGTTGTATATTAGTGTTATTCCAAAAGGTAAATACTTTTTGAAATATATAAAAGGAAAATCAGAGGATAAATACGAACAATTCATAGTTGACTTATTAAAGAAAGAATACGATTGTTCGGAAAATCAAGCAATAGATTATTTGGAAGTTCTTTATTCAACAAGAGAAGGTAGAGAATATCTTAAATATGTTTCTGAAAAATATGGTATAGATAAAAAGCAAATAACTAAATTGAAACTTAAGATATAATTTGGTAAATCTAATTATTTGTCTTATATTACAGTTATTATGGCAAGAGTATCATTTTCACAATATAGTATGTGGCATAGTTGTCCACAACAATACAAATTAGCATACATAGATAAGTTGGGTGAATCATCATCAAACATTCATTCAATCTTTGGAACTGCAATGCATGAGACACTCCAAAACTATTTGGAGAAATGTTTAAGAATATCAAAGTCACAAGCTGATAAAATGATTGATTTACAAGAGTATTTAAAAGAAAGAATGAGGGATGCATATCTTAAAGAAACCGAAGGGGAAATAGGAAATACAACAAT